ATGAAAAAAAATGACAAATTTAAAATTAGAGAAAATGAAGTAAACTACGTTGTATACCAAACGATTAACACGTTAACACAACAATTATATTACGGTGTTTTTTCGTTCAACCCGAAATTCCCAAAAGACCGATATCGATACGAAAATTATATAGGTCAAGGTATTACCCACCCAAGCCAATTAGATCACTTAAATAAAACTGAATTTCTTACCAATGTTCAGCAATATGGCTTTCAATCATTTAAAAGAAATGATATACTTATCACCACCAATAAAGATGAAGCATACACCAAAGAAATTGAATTATTAAACCCAAATTTCTTAGCAAATCCATTATCACTTAACCAGAGGGGCGGTGGTAAAAACGGTAAATGGAGTTACAGAGCAAAACACCGAAAGTCAGTAAGTACATTGTTAGGTAAAAACCCAAATGCAAAACCAGTGAAATGCAGCGAAAGCGGAAAAATATATTCTTGCATAAAAGAAGCTTCACTTAAATTGAAATGTTCTTATTATATGTTAAGAATACAACTTGCCCAAGGCACTCACCCTACACTTAACTATACATAAAATTGAAAGAAAAAATTGATATAAACAGTGATGAATGTAAAAAACTTGTACATACTATAGTAGGTAAGTTGCACTATCCAAGTCATTTGCGTAAAGATTTAATTTCTGAAGCTTATTTATTATTGCACAAGGCTTCATTAAAATTTGACCCAACCAAACATGTAAAATTCTATAGTTATGCCTATGTAGTTGTTTGGAATGGTCTTATTTATTTTCTAAAAAAATATGAGAAAATTGAAACCTATTCTGCTGATTTTGAGAGTGAAGAAAATGAAGACGTAACAATAAATGAAATTCTTTACGCTGAAGATGACCACAAAAAAATTGAAGATAATAATTTGTATAACAGTACTTTAAATAAAATTCAAAATCCTATTCACAAATTTATTTTTCAACGTTTTTACGAGGAAAATTTAAGTGAAAATTTGATTCAAAAAATTTACGGAGAAATAACGGAAATGAAGACCGCAAAAAAGGTTGAACGAATAATACAATTACATACACCTTCATTAAATGACTAACTATCAATTAATTAATGACAATGTGACAACAATTGTTAAGCTAATGAATAATGGTCACATTTCACCAGCTATCATAATGCAATTAGAAATATATGAAGTGTATTTTACTTTAACAGGCAGCAAAATGCAGAAATACAACCAATTAGCCAAGAAATACGGCATAAGCCAAACAACTGTAAGGCGAATAATAACAAAAATGAATCAAAAAATAAAATGATAAAAATAGTACCAATTTTACCGCACAATTACGCAATAGATTTTGTCGCAATCGGACAAAAAAAATATGAATGGCAAAATAGTGATCTAAAAAAAACTATCCTGAAAAAAATTCGATCAATTAAAGGTATAGAATGGGTGAATTGTTGGGGGAGAAGTAAAACTGACCAAGCAAAAAATTTCACAGAAATCGAAATTAGAGTTGCAATTAAATTCAAAACAACCAAGGAAAAAAAGCAAGAAGAAATACTTGAAGAAATTAAAAACTGGCTTGAATTACAGTTTATTACTATAAATGCTAACAAATAAAAAGATGAAAAATCTGAAAAAAAATATACTATATAATCACATCTTATGGCTTGCCATTATCACCTTACTAACCATATTGGTAACACCTTACTTATCAATATTTTACATGGCTTATTACTTAATTATTTACTACCCAAGTAAAATAATAACCGATCAAAAAAAGGTGGAAGCCGAACTAATCAAATTTGGGCTTTATGTCTTATCTGACCAAAGGGAAAGAAGCATACAAAGCACTGATAAACAGAGTATTTACGATTCTGATTTGAAAAATTATAAATTTTTCAAGACTGATGAAGATAAATAATATAATCAAAGGTTGGGGGAAGCACTTAACTGGTGCTGCCCTTACCGAAACTGAAAAAGAACGTGTAAAAATTTGCGAGCAATGTCCATTCAAAAGATATTCAAAAAGCATTGCCCATTGGGATGGTGATGACATAATTGAAATAAAAGGCATGCTTTGCAACGAATGTGGTTGCTATCTGCCAGCCAAAATAAGAGTACAAAATGAAAAATGCCCTTTAAAAAAATGGTGAAAAATAAACCCAACCGTTATGAAAAAAAATAATGAAGATGCCGAAAAAATGTTAGAAGCTTTTATTAGCTTTTTAATTGAAATGATTGATTGATGTAAATAGATCATAATAAGTGTTTTTTGAAGCCCTCGCAGTTTAATTATTGTGGGGGTTTTTTTATTGGTGATTGTTCATCAAAATGACCAATGTACACACAATTGTTAATGCGCTCACTAATTATCATTAATGAGTGGAAAAGCAACAATTTATATATCTGGTGTTATCGGTGAAGATACTGATTTACTTGACGTTATACGTCAATTTAAAAGCTTTAAGAAGCCTGACAGCGTTGAAGTTTTGATTGATAGCGTTGGTGGTGATGTAGATGAAGGACAGTCGATTTATAGATACTTAAGAAATCTAAATTTACCGATTACCACCAAAGCCACAATGGCTTACAGCATTGCAGCATCAATCTTTATGGCTGGTGATGTCAGGTTATTGGCTGAAGGTGAAGACCGTTTTATGATTCATTTGCCGTGGGCGCAAATGCAGGGCAATAGTTCTGATTTTGAATATGTTGCAAAACAATTGAAGGAAATTGAAACCAATTTTATCAATTTCTATTCTGTTTACACTTCAATTGATAAAGAAACGGTTGAAAAACTACTTCAAAAAGAAACCTTTTTAAATGCTGCTGATGCGGTATCAATGGGCTTCGCCACAGGTGTTTACACTTCAATTAAAGCCGTGGCATTTTATAATAACGATATAAATAATAACGAAAAACAAATGACGAAAACTGAAAAGTTTTTAAGTGCATTAGCTTCTTTCATTAATGGCAGCGATTTGGCTAAAGAGGTTGAAAAAGATTTAGAAATCAACGCTTTAACCCTTCAAGATGCAAACGGTGTTGAAGTGAAATTTCCAGACCTAAGCACAGGTGATACACCAAGTGAAGGTGATGCCGTAGAAGCTGAAGGTGATGAAATTCTTATGCCAGATGGCAGCAAAATCACCATTGAAGATGGTAAAGTAAAAGAAATTTTACCAGCAGTTGAAGAAACTGAAGAAACCGAAGATGAAGCCAATGCGGTTGAAGAAACTGATGTTGAAGAAACTTCTGAAGATGTTGATGAAGATGAAATCGACTTTGAAGAAATCTTAAAAAAGCTAGAAGCTGAAATTCTTAAAAAAGCTGAAGCCAAATTTTCTGAAAAAGAAGAAAAACTTCAATTGGAAATCAAAGCATTAAAAAAAGAAATCGGTTCTGCAATCGAAAATGAACCAAGCGAAATCCAAAAATTAAATAACAGTAATTCAGGCAATTACTTGACAAATGCACTTAGAAATAAGCGCAAATAACAATAAGAAAAAGAAAAATTAACCAATAAAAAATGGCTTATGACTTAACAAATTTTAATGACTACATTAAAAGAGAAAATGAAGTATTAAGTGCAACATTATTCGCAGGTGGTGATACCTCTAAATTTGCACAATACATGGCAGGTATTAAAGGTTCTGCCGAAATTCCTTACATCAGTGGTGGTGTAACCTTACAATCAGGTAGTTGTGCAACACCTTCAGGTAGCACAAAAGGTGATATGGTAACAATTAGCGTTGCACCTTTCACTGTATATGAAGACTACTGTAACGATGACTTACAAACGAAATTCCCAAATATGGTACTTGCACCTGGTTCTAACAACCATGATGCACCACGAGAATGGGAAGAAAAATTAGTAGATGTAAAACTGGCTGACATTGCTGAAAAGTTAGAAGTAATGTACTGGCAAGGTGATAAATCTTCTGGCGATTTATTTGATGGATTTTTAAAATTAATCAATAATTCAAGTGATGTAATTGATGGAAATACTGAAGGAATTGCAGCAGTTGACGGTATAACCGTTGATAACGTAATTGCTATTGTTGAAGGTATGCGTGATGCTGCACCAGCAAAGGTAAAAAGAGATAAAACCTTCACTATTCTTGTAGGTGATGACGTATTTGATTTGTATATCAAAGCGTTGAAAAACAAAAATTTATACCATTATTCTGCTGAACACGATGAAGGTACTTTCAAAATTGGTGGTTCTGGTGCAACACTTCAGAGAGTTTACGGACTTGACGGCACTTCAAAATTAGTTGCTTCAGTTGGTAGAAATTTCATTGTAGGTAGCGATGTCGAAAATGAAAACCAAGTTGCTGACATGTTTTATGACCAAGTAACTGATAAAGTATACTTAAGAGTTAAGGCAAAGTCTGGCGTACAGATAATTAACCCTGAAGAAATTGTTGAATTTACATTAGTATAATTCAACCTAACAATAACAAAAATGGGGGCTAAGTGTTTTAGCCCCAACATTATAAACTTTAAAAACAAATGGCATGCATAGATAAACTTAGTGGTGATATTGAATTTAACTGCGATGACAAGCCCAAAAGAGGCATAAAAGGCGGTAAAGCGGTGATAATCAACTACGAAGATGTTGATTTTGGTGCATCAACCGTGAGTGGCGCAACCGTTAGCAATTTAGCCTTGAAATCTGGTGCAACTGGTTACCAACTTTCTTGGTATAAAGAACTTGGTTCTGCTTCTGTAGAATATACACCAAATGCTGAAGATTTTGACGGCTTTACACACTCATTTCTTGCCCGATTAACCACTACTTCTGCAACAAACGCAGAAAGAGCAAACGAACTAAAAGCAGGGCGTTTTGTGGTAGTATTTGAATCAAATTATTCTGGTGTTGACCAATTAGAAGCATTTAAGGTGCTAGGCTGGGAAGCTGGGTTGGAGTTGTCCGAAATGACAATGAATACCAACGAGAATTCAAGTAGTATTCTATTCACAATCAGCACTTCAGAAAACAGCTATGAAGATTACCCTTATTCAATCTTTTTAGAAACCGACTACCAAACCAGTAAGACAAGCTTTGATGCACTTTTTGCTTCAGTAGGATAATAAAATAACAATAAAAATAGCAAGAATAAAGCAGAAAAGTTAACCCCTTTATCTGCTTTTTTCAGTGCTTTTAACATCATTTCAAATGACCATTAAAGACATTTTAAAATTACCATTTCACCAAATGACCGAACCAAATAATTTGAAGGTGCTAGTGAAATTTTACACTGAAAAGTTAGGTAAAAATGTGTGTATTTCTTGCCGTGGTAGCTTAAATGAAATGATATTAAAATTAAAAAGACATTTCAATATGAGCAATTTTGAACTTAAAAATAATGCTTACTATCGACTTCAAAAAGGTGATAGCAGAACAATTAATAACAACATAATAACAGACCAATTAGCAATTCAATTCTTGAAAATAAATAAGAATAGAATTAAACTTTTTAGTAAATATCCTGAAAATTGAGAAGGTATGTTAAGCCTTGAAAATAAAGAGGTTAAAGAAGATGAAGTTATTGAGTTAACCCAAGATCAGGAAGCCCAAAAGAAGCATTTGATGAAGTACAAATTCAGTGAATTGCGTGAAAAATACCCAGAAGTTAAAGCTGAATTTGGTGGTAGTAAATCTTCATTTATTGACAGGATAATAACACAAAATCAAACCGAAAATGAATAGTGAAAATCCATTATAATGAAATAAAACATAATGTCTTAGATGTCCGTAAAAATTTAAGAAATGAATGCTTCAATTGGGGCTTAGATAATTTATACCCCAACACTTTAGAATATTTACTTAACGCCAGCGTTACCGCAAAAAATGCCGTTGATAAAAGCGCAAAAGCAATCATTGGTAAAGGTGTTGCGAATGGTCATGTTATAGTTAACAGCAAGGGGCAGACATTAAATGATGTAATACGAACTTCAGTACGTGAATATATTAAACACAATAACGCTTTTATTTGGCTTTCTTTCAATCTTTTAGGTGAAATAAGTGCCATTGAAAGTGTACCTTCCAAAAACGTGCGTGTTGGTAAGCGTGATGACGTTGATTATAGCGGTAAATACTTGGTTTACAGCAATTGGGATGGTCAAAATGGCAGGGTAGATACAAATGCAATCCAAATCGTTGACCGCTTCAATTTAAACCCAGAAATTATCAAATCACAAATTGAAAATGCTGGAGGTATTCAAAAATATAAAGGGCAAATTATTCACCTACAAAAATACTTCAATGAAATATATAGCTTGTCCGATGCCGATTGCATTTTGAACGACATGGTTTCAGAAATTCAAGCTTCAGAATTTAGACAAAAAGGTTCAAACGATGGCTTTCTAAATACTAAATTACTGGTAACCAAGCCATTTAACAGCCCAGAAGACAGACGAACATTTCTAAATAATTTGGATGCCGTAAGGGGAAGTAAAAATTCAAATAGTGTGATTTTACTGGAAAGCCCTGATGCATCTTCTGACCTTAATGAACAAATAAATCTTCAAGATTTAACCAGTGAACACAACGATGAACTGTTTAGATATTCAGAAAGTCAGGTTGAAAAAAATATAGCTAAAGCTTTTAACGTACCAATTTCATTAATCAACCCTTCAGATAGCGGAATTTTTGGCAATTCTGGTGAACTATATAAATCAATAATGCAAATAATGTGGCAAGAACGTGAGGAAGAAAGAATGAAAATTGAAGAAATATTCACCAACATTATGAATAATTATAAACATCCAATTTCTGGGCGTATAGACTTAATATCCAACCAAGTAAATGACCAATAATATACTATCACACCAAGACTTTGCAACCTATAAAAATATAGGTAATAACTACGATATAAGTAAGGTTGAACAATGCATTGAAGGTGGTTTAATCGATTTGAAAAAAACACTTGGTAATGGCTTTTATTTAGACCTTCAGAAAAACGCAAATGAAGCTGAATATAATGACTTAATTGAAGGTGCTGAATATGAAGATAAGAATGGTTATTTAATTCAACATGAGGGTGTTAAATCGCTTCTGGCTGACTATACATATAGCAGATATTTATATGAAATTAATAATTCTGTTACACCATTTGGGATGGTTCAAAAGCAATACCAAGACGGTGAAGCGGTTGATAGAAATATGATTAAAGATTTGGTAAGTCAAAACAACCAAGATGCAGCGCAAAAATGGCAAATGATTGAAGGTTATTTAAATCAAAATGTAAAAACATTTACGGTCTGGGCAAGACAAAATGAAAGTCACATTAATAACGATAACAATAGCTTCAACAATGTGAAATTCACATTCTTACCAAGCTCAAATAAACGACTTTAAGACATGCTTGAACTTATACCAATAATAGTTATAACACTAGATAGTTTAATCAAACTATTGCCATTTGTAGTGCCTATAGCTACCTTATATCTTGGGGCAAATAAGGATAAAATATTTGAAAAATTAAACTTAAAAGCGAAAGAAAAAGAGGTTGATTTATCTGCAACTGATGTGATTGAAAAGAATCTTCAGCTTTACCAAACGATGCTTGATGACTATGCAAAAAGAAAAGCAGCCGAAGATATTATTCAAGTGAAAAGAATAGAATGTTTAGAAGGTAAAATTGAAAAAGTTGGAAAAGAAAATTTTGAATTAAAAAGTGAAAAAAGTGAGCTAAAATATGAAAAAAGTGAACTTGAAATTACGGTTGAAAATTTAAAAAAACAAGTGGATAAGCTAACAGATATAGTTAACAAGTTAGGCGCACAACTAGCATACTATGAAGCACATAGTGAAGTGAAATTACCAGAAGATTTAAAGTGAAATCCTTAAATGATAGCGATTAATTATGAAGTAAATAGTAATTATTTTACCCTGAATAATAAGAAATTTTCAAGGGTATACCAGCCAGTTGAAATGGGTGAAGATAGCGTTGCAATTTACAACATTCACGACATAAAAAACCAGTTATTATCTATCACCAACTTTACTGAAATAAGTATAAACGGTGATTATTACGGTGATAGAGGTAGTCTAATGGCTGCACTTATTCCTGTTTTATATTCTGGTACAACTTATTCTGGTGGTGTTGGTGGCACTCCAATTAATTGGCAATCTAAAATTGACCAAAAAGAAGACGCATTTGATAAAAATAGCGCATTTAATAAGAATTTTGGGCAAACTGCTGGTGAAGTCGTTGAAGGAAATGATGTTAGGATAACCAGAGGACAAACGGCATTTAGTTGGGGTAACCACTCGAATGCTGGTTATCAAACTGAAGATTTTTCAAATTTAATGAGCTATGCAAATGATGAAGATGCCATTGCTGGTGGTGTTGCTGAAGGTTATTTATATTTTGATGAAAAAACAAAATTACTTCGCAGAGTTGGAACACCAACACAAGATTTATTGGCTTATACTTCTATCACTTCAACAAATGAAAACTCCGATAAACACCCAATTGCACAATTAAGAGATATAACAATAAATGAAACTATCACCAAGCTTCACCCCCTTGAATTACAAGGTAATAGATTATATTTAAGGTTTACACATGAAGATGGTGTTGACCAAGTAACAAATATTGATTTATCTGGACTAAATTTGACCGAAACTGGTATAACTAATGCCACTTATGATGCTTCAACCAATGTTATTACACTTGAAGAAAATGATGGTGATGTATGGCAAATAAATTTATCTGAATTTTCGATTTTAAATAACACCGATGTTGACGGTGTAACTACGCTTACTCAAGAGGGCGTTGTTAAATTAACTGTTAGCAGAGTAGGGCAAACTGGTGATTTTCATCACCTCCATAACACTAACCATTTAGAGAGTAAAGAAGGTGCACAACAAAAGGCTGACCAAGCTGAAACGAATGCAATTAATAATATACGTGAAGATGGGTTTGTTGGTCAGCAAAAATTAAATTTCGGAAATGCTTTTATTAAAGGTCTAGATACTAGTGATACTGATATAAACACACTAATAGGTGGTACCGATAATGGTTTATACTTCAAATCAACATCTTCAGGTAAGTTTGTGTTTAAATTAGATGGTAATGGGAATGATGATGGGTTTTATATCGTTAACACACCTAATACAATTACTAATAATAAAGATGCACAAGAAATTATTTTCAATCTTACTAAAGATGGTATTTTAAATACCCCAACCATAGTATCAACAAAAGCATCAATTGGTGGTATTGATATTAATGAGTACCCAGATGGTGCAATTATTGAATCACCTAATTGGAATAGTATATCAATTGGTTTAAAAGCAAACGCAGTTAATGATGTATTTAAAATTATTAGTAGAGACTTAGCTGATGCTACCGATAGAAATGCTCCTTATAAAAACACACTTTTTAGTGTTGACCCAAATGCTAAAGTTATTATAGGAAAAGATAATAAAATAACATTAAATGATGGTTTTCAAAAAGATTTAGTAATTGATGATGGTAGTACTAATAACGTTGGTATAAGAATTAGGGCAAGTAATGGTGATCGAGACATATTATATTCATTAAGTACTGGTGGTTTTAGAATTAAATCTTATGGTCGTTATAGTAATATATTAACTTTTGAAAGTAGTACAAATGATACAAAAATTATTTTAAATTTTAGTACTGGTGATATACAAGCAGGTAGTTTAAGTTTAGGTATTAGTAAAATAATTAGCGATACATTCGGGTTAAAATTATTTAGTGATACTAATATGAGATTTTTTATCGATAATGATAATTCATATCATTTAAATTATTTTGGTTGGTATACAAATCAAGATGATTCAGACCCATTAATGTATCTTCATGAGTCTGGACGACTAACAGTTAAAAGAACAATAGAAACTGAGGGTGTAATATTAATTGGTGGAACTGGTCAAAATATCTTGCTAGATGACGGCACTACAAAACCGTTATCTGAATTAGGTAATAATGACTTTGTAACCAATGGTAATTTCAGTGACGGAAAAATTACATTAAATAGGGGTGAATTAAGTGATATAACTTTTGATATTGGTGATTATTATGCATTAAATGATCACAACCATGATAGCACTTATTTGAATCGAAATTTGGGTGTGATGCGTGGTGATTTAATTTTTGATAAAAATTTTGATAACCCAGAAATTGCGTTTAAAAAAGATGGCTTAACACACGCAAAAATTCAATCATTAGATAATTATATGTTATGGTTAAAAAGTGAAGGTGATTTTGGTTTAACAATTGATTCCAATAATGATTATGCTTATGGTCGTTTTCTGATTAATTTTAATACGGGTAGTTCACCAACGACCAAAAATTCAACTTTTTACATTCAAGAGGACGGCTATGCATATATCACTAATGGCTATAAAATAATTGGTGGAACTGGTGATAAAGTATTATTAGATAATGGTACAACTAAATTATTATCTGAATTAGTTGGTGGTGGCACTTCAGATGGTAATGACTATGTAACCAATGGTAATTTCAGTGATGGAACGGTAACCCTGAATAGAGGTAATTTAAGTGATGTAACATTTAGCATTGGTAATTACTATGCATTGAATAATCATAACCATGATAGTGAATATGCAGCAAAAGTTCACTACCACGATGATAGATATGCTAAGTTAACTGGTGCTAATTTTAGTGGTAATATTTATGCTCCAAAGTTTTATGAAACTTCTTTAAGAAAATTAAAGACCAATATTAAAGATTTTGACGGAAATGCCCTTGCATTGGTGGAAAAGTTAAGCATTGTAAGTTTTGATAGAAAAGATACCAATGCCAATAACCAGATAGGGGTAATTGCTGAAGATACACCTAAAGAATTTTTAAGCGAAAAAGGTGATGCAGTAAATTTATATAATACATTATTTATACAAGCTAAAGCAATTCAGGAACTAAAAAATGAAATAACAGAATTGAAGAAAATGATAAATAATGGCTAGGGAGTACGGGGCTTTAATCACTTTTAGTGATCTGCAATATATGATAGATAATGAGGGGTATACACAGATAATGCCTTTACCGAATGACCCCACCAAAATCTTGACTAAAGCGCAAATAATGCAATATGTGAGAATAATATATACGAATGACCACCCTTTATATACTGACTATTTAAGTGTTAATTGCCCCCCATATCATTTGTTGGAAGCAGCCAGAGCACCAGCACCACCACCATTTGTAATAACAGATGTTAATAACAATGGTTTTACCATTAATTGGGATGAAGTTGAGTATGCTAATTACTATTTAATACGGTTTAAAAAAGCATTAGATTCAGCTTGGACAATTATACGTGAAACACAAATAACAGGTACAAGCCATCTTTTTGATTGGTTAGATGGTGATACATTATATGAAGTTACTGTTTGGGCAGTTGGTGATGATGGTAACGGTCAAGGTGAACCTAAAGAAGTAAGAACTACACTAAGTTTACCAACGCCAGTAACTAATTTGAATTTCATCAATATAACCGAAACACAGTCAGTGCTACGTTGGACTAATGGTACAAATGCTGATTCATTGGTGATTTATTATAAGCGTTCGATTGATTCAACCTGGATACTCAATGAAACTAGAGAAAGTCATTTTTCGTTTAGCATATTAAATAATTTGACAAAAAATACTTCTTATGATGTAAGAATTGAGAGTATAAATGCTTATGGTGGCGTGTATAGTAATATAGCTTCATTTACTACAATAGCATTACCAACCCCAGCAACGAATTTAAATACATCAAATGTTGGTGAAACTTCATTCGATTTATCATGGACCGTTGGTAATTTTGTCGATAGTCAAGAAATTTATTATAAGGTAAGTAGTGATGAAAATTTCATTCTTTTTGATACTGTTAATAACTTGGTCAATAATATTACAATTGATGGACTAAGCTTATTGACAACATATCAAATAAAAATTAATAGTATTAATCAATATGGTAATTACGAAAGTGCAACTATCAGTGAATATATTGAAGCCTTGACCCCAACCCCAGCAACGAATTTAACAGCAACCAATGTTGATGAAACTTCATTCGATTTTGATTGGACGGCTGGAAATAACGTTGATTACCAAGAAATATATTATAAAGAAATTAGTGATGCTAATTATACATTATTTGCGGTAGCTGATTCTGTTATTACTTCAGCAATCTTTACGAATTTAAATTCTGGTAGAACTTATCAAATTCGAATAGATAGTATCAATGGTGATAAAGTAGCGATTAGTGATGTATATGAAGTTACTACAGTAGTAGAAGAACTTGACGTACCACCCGAAGTTTTACCAGAGTATGAAATTACAGGAGCTTGGGAATTCACAGATAAAGGTGCAATTGGTGACGCCCATAATGGCAACACCAGAGTTTATTATAAAGATTCTTTTCCATCTTCAGCATTGTGGACATATAAAAATGGTGGTTATGGTCTTCGGGTAGATTGGGAAGATAGCCAGAATTGTGGGGGTGATAATTCAAATACGCAATATGCCACCGCAATATGTCAGATAACGGTAAATAAACCAATTAAAATTTATATCAATTGGAAAGGTATAGGGGAATTGGAAAGTGCTAATTACGATAAAATGACCGTCATGGTAGATGATATAGAATTTGGAAATGCCCATGCTGCTGGAGGTGGTCTTGGTTGCCAAATGGGTGATGTGGTATCTGTAAATAATTACCCAAATGGTTTAGCTTTGGATGTTGGTACATATTTTATTAGAATAGATGCTACAACGGCTGACCCCAATTACCACACTGGTAGTTATTATGAATTTTTAATAAGTAATCAACCAGTAACAGATTTTTAAAATAACGTAAAAGAAAATGAATATGAATAGTGCGAATAAGTGAAAAAGGATTAAACCATTTGAAAAAAAGTGAGGGGTGGAGAAATTCACCTTATTATGATTCTGCTGGTGTTGCCACAATTGGTTATGGCTTCACATTTTACCCAAATAATCAGCCTGTAAAAATGACTGATTCACCAATTACACTTACCCAAGGTGAAAACATGTTGAAACTTATTATTAGACCCTTTGAGAAGTGGGTAACAAAACTGGTCACTTCACCATTATCACAACACCAATTTGATGCATTAGTATCATTCTGCTATAACGTTGGTCAAGGCAATTTTGGTGAAAGTACACTTCTTAAAAAGGTAAATATTAACCCAAATGGTAACACAATTCAAGACGAGTTTAAGAGGTGGGTATATGCTGGTGGGAAAAAATCTAAAGGCTTGAAGAAACGTAGGAATAAAGAAGCCTATTTATATGAAAATGGTTATTAAAATATGGCAGTAAAATGTAGGTCAGAGTATCAAAAACAATTGATAGATGCTTATTACAGTTGTTTTGACAACATAACAGCATATATGCTGGTAAATGGCATAAAAAAACGACCAAAACAAGGTAGTGGGAAGTACCAAAGTCACAGCACTTGTACAATATATGCCCGAAATCAAAACCCAGAATATTGCAAATATGTAGAAAGAAAGATGGAAAAAAAATATGATAAAATGAGAGATAAACTGGTTAACCAGTTGGAGGATGTAAGTATAACTTATTTCAAGCTTATGCAATTAGCAATGCAAGATGAACTAACCGATGAAGACAAGGCGAAATTCAACCGATTAAAGCAGATAATTACAACCAGAGATTTAAACCAGTCCGTTGATACAATTGCCAAGTTAACTGGTAGTTATGAGAGCCAAAAGGTTGAAGTAAGTAATACTTTTAAGGTGAGTTTTGGGGGTGCTGCAAAAATTGAGGAAAATACAAAAGATGTCATTGACGTAACGCCAGATCAGGAAGGTGAAGATGATGAAGATTTTTAAATAAAAACTTCAACAATTACTGACATTCACACTACTTATATATATACAATGTATATATGAGTAAGGAAAAATTAATAATCGTTAGGAGTGATGAAATTTTTAAAACTAAAGTAACCCAATATGCTGAAAGTTTAGGGTTAACCGTTAGTGCTTTAATTCGCATGCTTTTAATTGAAAAAATGAAAGAAGATGAGAAGTAATAAGTGGACGTTCAATTATATACACCATATAGTAAACAGCTTCAAGTACATAATTCTTGTGATAATCTAAGTTATCTATTCACCACCGTGAATGCCAGCCGTCAAACTGGTAAAACAACACTTGCTATGCAGCAGGTTATAAAGTGGGGTTTGGAGCATTCAGATGCCGTTATTATGTGGGTATCACCGACTTATGCCCAAACTATAAAAGTCTATAAAAATCTAATAAAAGCCGTTGGTGAAGCCCCATTTGTAGCAAGCTATAGGCAAACTAGTGGTGATACTGAAATTATCTTCACCAATGGTAGTGTAATTAAATTTAAATCAGCGCACAGTGAAGACAACCTTAGAGGTGAAACCGTTAATTTCATGATCATTGATGAAGCTGCCTTTGTAAAAGAATCTACATTCTTAGAAATCTTACTACCAATGTTAAACGTTGCTGGTAAGAAATGCTTGGTAATAAGCACACCAAAAGGAAAAAATAACTGGTTTTTTCATCATTTCCAAAGGGGTAAAAAAGGGGAAAAAGGTTATAAAAGTTTTAGTTTCAATTGCCATGATAACCCTTATGCAAACAAGGCTATTATTGCCATTGCGAAAAAGAACATGCCTAAAGCAATGTTTGACCAAGAATATTTGGCAATGTTCGTTGATGCAAGTTCTGTTATTGAAAATATTGAAGATTGCTGCAATGGTCAAATGCAATGGTTACCAACTGAAGGTAAGACCTATTTTGCTGGAATCGATTTAGCCCTTAAGGACGATTACACCGTTTTTTCAGTTGTAGATGCCGATGGTAACCTAGTGTATTTTGACCGCTTCAACCAAGTCACAGCACCACAACTTAAAGAAAGACTTATTACCAACCTAAATGCTTGGAAGCCAGCAAATACATTATTTGAGGTAAATAATATGGGGCAAGTAATATTTGATGACCTGAAGAACATTTATAAAATAAGGAATATTCAACCTTGGAACACCAGTTATACAAGCAAAAATGACATTATAACCAAGTTAATTAACGCCTTTTCTAGCAAAGAAATTACTTGCCCAAATGATGAGAATTTGAAGGGTGAACTTGAAACTTTTGAAATGGTTGTTACCCCAAGTGGTAAGGTTACTTATAGGGCTACTTCTGGTTACCATGATGACATAGTTATGAGTTTAGCAATTGCCCGACAAGCGCAATTATACGCTGGGAATAATCAATTCAATTTAAAATTTGTCAACTACTAATGGAAGAAATTAAAAATTATACTTTAAAAGAATTTCTTCAGCAGTCACCACAATTAATTGAAGAGTACAGCAAGCTATTAAAACATTTAGAGCCAATTGAAACTAAGAAGCATATAACAGAGCTGACATTTAATGAAGTTGATGAAATTAAACAGAATTTCGGCAATGAAGACTATTTACCAACTATTTATAAGTGTATGCATGATGTAAATGAAGATGAATTTCTTAAAATGAAAATCACTGAATTTTATGCATTACTCAATAGTATAACCAAGCAATTAGAAAACCTTATAGCACTGGAAGAAAGGGAGTTAACACCCAAACATTCTGACCCTAAATGGGAGTTGGTAGAAGGTTCAAAAAGGTTAAGTAAAATGGGTGCAATTGCAACAATTGATTCACTAGCAAATGGTGACATTCTGAAGTGGCAAAAGGTAATTGAATTACCATATATAACCGTATTCAATAAGTTAAGATTAGACCGCATTAAGTCTGATATTCAAGGGGATATGGAGAAAATAAAAACTAAAAATAATAGTGTATAACGAACTAAAAATAATAAGTGAAACAAATGACTTTGAATTTATTTATGCCAGAAGGGATTTTCAAAATTTAAATAGGGGAAATGCCGATTTAGATAAGATTTTTCTATTTCTCGACCCCATAAAATCAAACAACCAATTTGATGAATATAGTAACCTTTTAAGCACTTCTTATAACGGCACTTTTATGCTGGTCAAGCAAAGTAAATTTGCAGATGACTACCAACATAAATTTGAAGAAATAATAAGACCACTTTTAGAACAAAAATTAAAGATAATTACAGATTCATTAGCCTGTACAGATTTGGTCATTGATAGCTGGAACACCACCGAAATAATAAACCTTTTCAATCAAAATTTTGATGGGGTAATAGTTAGTTATTCAATCACCCATGAACAATAGTAATGAAATAATTAAACAAGAAATTGATTTAATTATTGAAGATATTTTAACCATGTATGAAGATAGTGGTAAAAAGACTTCAGGGCAATTTGGGGAAGGTCTGGAAGCCGTTTTTTCCAACAATGGCAATACAGTTCAATTGTGGGGTTACGGCTATCTGGCAGGACGTAAGGCAGGAAAAATGCCACCAGTTAAAGCGATTGAAACTTGGGTAATAAATAAGGGGCTGGCAGCTTCAGCAAATGCAAGCGGTCTTGCATGGGCAATAGCCAAAAAAATAGCAGCAGAGGGAACAAAAAAAGAAAATCATTTACCCATTTATGACCGCATAATTACACCCCAACGAATTGATGCAATCATTGAAAAAGTAATTCAGTTCAATGTTGATCTATTCATCAATGAAATAACAGTAGAGTTTAAAAAATTGACAAGTAATATATGATTAACATAACAAAAGAACCGACACCATTTTACCCAGCTTATAATGATAGTTATATATCATTTAACACAACATACAACAATGATAATAAGGCGGTTTTAAAAATAGAAAACCTGCCATATACTTTTACGATTTATCCCAATATACAAGGTAATTACTTGTTTAATTTAAAACATATAGCCACATCAATTGGTAACACTAATAAATTTTTAGACACAATAAACCCAAATTATGAGGGCTGGGGATTTGCGGATGAAAATTTAACCTTTGAATTTAATTTAATTATTGAAGTATATGGTGATAGCAGCAGTGAAAGTATAACCAACACTTATAGCTTTACCAGGGGAGTAAAACAATATGGAGATAAACTATATTCTAACCCATATCAATTGCTATTACCATCAAATGACGGTGTAAATTATTATGTAAGATATTTTGAAGGTTTTCCTTTTGATATACAATTTAGATATATCAATTACGGTGACTTTTTAACCTTTTATAATAAAAGAACAACCGATACTTCACCAGCGTTTGAAACTACTGATGACCACCCCTACAGAATATTTTTTGATAAGGGCAATACAAGTTGGAATAGTACCAATTTTATGGATTTGCCAGACCTTTTAAATAGGGTAGATGTAAAGGTAAATGATAACGTTAAGACTTCAATTGATATAAGAAAAGAAGCTGGCAGATGTGGTGTGTATTTGAAATGGCTAAACGCTGAAGGTGGTTATAGTTATTGGTTATTTAATAGCGAAAGGAAAGAGACTTATTCAGGTAGTGAAATAGATAGAATGGGTACTAATTTTTTTGAAAATATATATGATAATAATCGGGGTTTATCCTTACCAACTGGTAAAGAAGGTAGCACCGAAATTGAGCTTAAAACCCTTGCAACTGCTGAAGAAATAAGACATTTAAAAAGTTTAATTACATCACCAATGGTTGTGATGTTTTCTGAGTTTGAACCGTATTCAATAGGTGATTGGATAGATGTTAAAGTGACCACCAGAAATATCAATTATAGCAGCAAGCGCACCAGAAATCAGGTAACTATAAATATAGAATTACCAGAAATTCAAACACAAAAATATTAATGCATATTGAAGAACTTAGAATATCAAATCAACTGGTTGATATTATACCAAATACAATCAATCGTACCCTTCAAATAAATGATTTGGGTAGTGCTTCTGACCGTCAAAGTAATTATTCAAATACGGTTAAATTACCTATGACTGACCGCAATAAACTAATCTTTGAATTTCTTGGTGTAATTGGTAACACTAGCCGTGCGCCTTATAAGGAATTACCTTGTAGTTACAGCGTTAATGGAATACCACTTATTATTAATGGTTTAGCGGTAATAGAAGCCACCAGTGATGTTTATGAAGTGGTGATTTATGATGGTCTTATTGATTTGTCTGAACGGTTGAAAGGCAAGACAATAAGTGATTTAAATTATTCAGATTTAAACCATTTTTTGAACGTTCCGAACTTCACCAATTCATTTAATAACACCGAAGGTTACATTTATGCACTTGGTGATTTTGGTATAAGTAGATATGGTATAAGGCTTGAAAGACAAGTACCAAGTTTATTTACTCATACTGTATGGGATAAGATTTTTAAAGAGGTTAATGTAAATTATTATGGTGAATTTTTTAATGAAAATGAAGATTTTAAAACAGAAGTAATTACACCGCCATTAGGTTATGAAGTGCAAGATATTGAACCAAATTACACCAACATAGGTAAATATCAAACTGATAGTGCTAACGTTTACCAGAGGTCAAACGATTTTATTTTTCAAGCCGATTATGATTTTAGTTACAATACAGTTATAACCAATGATTATTTAAGTTTTGGGCAAAATGGTGAAATTACATTTCTTCAGGCTGGTAGATATCATTTATTAATTGATTTAAATTATACGAGTAACCAAGGGTATAACTTATTTCAAGCACTTTTAAACACCACCAGAATAATTAAATCATTTCCATTGGATGGTTACCAACAATCGACCACTATAGATTTAACAGTTAGTGTAAATGCTGGTGATACAATTAGATTTAAAATTTGTGGTACAAACACAGGTTACAATTCTTCACCAGAAAATATAAACGGAGGTGAAAACACTATTGATAACCAATATTTTGTGAATTATTCCGCAAGTGCTGAAGTGCAATTTAATTTGGTTACAGGGGGATTTTTAATTGACTTCAATGAAATAATGGGTGATACCCCACAAATTGATATTATAAAGGATATAATGCAACGCTATGGGCTTGTGCTAAAGCCTATTAAGGGGAGTAATGATTATACTTTTATTCAATTTGAAGAACTACTTAATGCAAGATCAAATGCTGAAGATTGGTCTGAAAAATTAGTTAGTATAAATAAGGAAAGTTATGGGGTGAAATATGCCCAAGAAAATACAGCCAAATATTCTTATGCTGAAGAAATAAAAATACCAAGTCACGATGGTAGTTTAATTATGGATAACAGCAATGCAGATGCTACAAAAACATTATTTGGTAGTATATACACTATACCATATAGCCTAAGAAATTATTTCGGTGAACCGCTTTATTTGGTTGAAGTATGGGAAGAAAAGGATGAAGATGGGAAAACCATAATTCAACCCAAAGAAGCAGACATTTCAACCTTTAGAATAAAATATATAGAAAATCGAAATTTGCATGCTTCATTTTTCGATGATTCAACTGCTGTAACATATACTGGTGAAATACCTTTTTTATCATTAGAGAATATGGAAATGCAATATTTCCTCAATGTTTATTATAAGGCTTATGGGCTGGCAATTAACACATTTAAAGAGGTTGAAGCAACCGCATATTTAAATGAAGTTGATATCTATAATTTAGATTTTTTCAGATTAAAATATCTGCAACAAACTGGCAAATATTATTATTTAAATAATGTACAGTATAAGGCAGGAAATGAAGTTAGCAAGGTTAAATTAATTGAGTTAAATGAATTCAGTGAAAATCAACCACCTTCATCAATTGGTGATTATACATATACAATGAATTAC